GAGGCTCAGATATAGTCGTCTGGTTCTGGTAGCAGTCGAGAAGCTGCTGGCACCCATCCCCCTTGGCGCTGCGCGTCATGATGCGCTTGAAGCTCTTGCCGATGCTATCCTGTAGGGATTTGCCCAGAGCAGTGAGAGGGCGCTTCGCTGGCAGTGGCTCGGTTGTGGGTTGTTTGACGCCAAGTAGGTTTACGAAGTCGTCGAAATCAGTAAGCTTACCCTCGTGTACTACAGATACTGCGCTAGCTGGATTGTCTTTGAAGTTCAGTGTTCCCGGTATACGAAGCACCCGCGACACCTCGAAGACCGATGGATCGACGTAGAGGTCGTGGATTACACAGAGTTCGCGCAGTCGCGCAGCGGCAGGCTCCCACTGCTCCCGAGTCACTTCTGCGGTTAGCGGCCAGTATACGTGTAGCCCGCGCCCCGAGTTAATGAGGATAGGCTTAGGTAGGCCGATGGTCCGACAAAACTTCTGCAGGGCGGCTAAGCCCGAGGCTTGGTCGATATAACCATCCGGTCTTTTGGTTTTCGGGTTTACTACTGCCTTGGTAGGTCCGCAGTCGATGTCCAGCCAGAAAGACTTAATGGCTTTGACGTTGCTCTTCTTCCGGCCTGATCCGTCAGTGTACTTCGCTACACCGAAGAAAACATTCCGCTCCTGTTGCACCATCAAAGCGGCAATTTCGTCTACTTCCTCGCGGGTCTCCACGAGGTACTGTTTGGTATTATCGACGCCCTTGATACCAAGCACGGCGAACCACCCCGAAGATGGCTGCACAGCGTTCAAGAGGTCAAAATGTGTCATGTGTACCAGTCAGCGAAAGCCACCCTCCGCATATGATTTAATACCGGTAAGCGTATGCCTTACGCGAACTGCGCGATGTAGGTCTCAATCAAGGAGATCAGCGCTGGCTGTGGGTTGGTTGTCCCTGCGAACCAGTTGTATACCGTCTGACGAGTAACCCCCATCCGCTGCGCTACCACCGTAACCGGGACGTTGTGCTTAACACACACCCGCCCGAGGCGGACACCCAGCAATTTGCTGGGTGCCCTCCGGTTAAGATCACGCAGGCGCAGGCTGTAGCCTTGCGACATACTTAGTCCTCGTCATCGCCCCAAGCGTTCACGATAGACGCAAGGTCACCGGTCACAACAGGGGTTTTTTCGGCGGCAGGCTTTGCGCTGCGCTTCACAGGTGCGGCCACCGGCTCGAACACTGCTTCTTCTTCCTCATCCGGCTCAGCGGAACGAGTGACAGCGGGGGTAGGAGCAGGCTTAGGTGCTTCCTGCTTAGGTGCAGACTTCGCCCCGTCAGTAGCAGCGACGGTAAGCTGCACGTACTTCTTGGTTTCGGGGTCAGCCTGTGCCGCCACAACCAGTGCATACTCTTCGTCGCTGATGCCGCGCATCGGGGTAAACAGCAGTTCCATGCTGTCAGCGTTCAGGTCGTAGCTGATGTTGGTAACAACCGTGTCAGGGCTTTCGCCGTTACCCAGAAGGTACTTCACGTAGCTCTCGAACGGATGCACGTTGCCGTTGCCCTTACCAAAGAGCGACTTGGCGGGCACGTTGAACTGGTAGACTTCACCGGTCGGGTCACCCGCGATAAGGATAGCGATACGGCGCTGAAAGCGGCAAGCGCGACCACCGTTCTCACCGGAACCCTTCACGTTCTTCGGGCAGTCACCGCAGTTGGAGTGCTGCTTGTTAGCGGCAGCGGCTTCCGGCTTATCGCCAAGGTTCGACCAGCAGTCAGGCAGCGTGGCCTTGGCATTGGGGTCGTACTTACCAGCGTAGTACGTGCGGCTGACCTTGGGCAGCGCGTCAACGATGATGGCATTGAACTCACCACGGATGGCGTTGCCGATCTGCTCACCGTTAATCATGCGCTTGAAGGTGCCGTTGGTGTTGGTGGCGATGCGGCGCATGTTGCTGGTGGCGGCGAGGGTCTTGGCGAGGCCGGTAAGCTCCCGCTTCGATGCGGTCGAGACCGCACCTGCCTGCTTGAAGATGGTAAGATTGCTCATTGGTTCCTCACTTGTTAGTCGGTTTGCGGACTTGGATAACGTACTTGCGGTCACACTGCAGCCCAGCCGGGAAGGCTTCGGGGTTCTCTTGCAGGAACTGCTTCATGTTGCCGTTGTGGATGCGCTGCTCCAAGAGTTGCGGCACATCGTTTTCCTTGATGAAGCGGTACATCGTTTCCCAGTCGCTCGTCCAGTAGCGGGCGGTGATGCGCCGACTGATCGTACCGCTGGGGGTCTTGATGCTGTCGGCGTTCTGCTCGTTGCAGATGTCCAGCAGCTTGTTACTCACGATGTCGAGTTGGTCCTTGAGGGCAGTTATCGCTTCCTTGTGCTGCTCCTCTTTCTCGTCGATGGCGGCCCGGATTTTCCGGTAAACTGCCACCATATCACTAACGGGTAGTTCGGTCTCGGTCATAGTTGCTCCTTCGCCCTGAGGCCCCACTAGAATATCCTAACATTTTACAGTGTCAAGAGGCATCCGTAGCGATTTGCCTGTACAGGTCGATAATTTTCTCATGGTTGGTGATGTTGTGCTGCAGCATATGATATAGCTTAGCCTCTACGTCACTACCCCGAATGTGGACGACGGTCATGTTGTGCTTCTGCCCCGGACGGTTGATGCGGGCGTTGGCTTGCAGGTAGGTCTCCACGCTCGTCACAGGTGCGTACCAGATAACAGTGTTAGCTGCCGTCAGCGTCAGCCCGTGCGATGCAGCCTGTGGCTGGATGATAAGCACATGCGGGTCCTTGCGGGTCTGGAACTCCTGCACGATCTCACTGCGCCGGTTCACCGGCACTTTGCCGTTAATCACGTCGCAAGAGATACCTTCTTTCTCTAACCTATCGCGCAGTAGCTGGATGGTATGTGTGAAGGGCACGAAGACCAGCACCTTATGGCTACTCTCCTCGATCACTTCCAACACAGCCGTCAGGCGGTTGCTGACATCAAACTCGATCACCTCGCCAGTGTCCGAATAGACCGCACCCCCGCTGATCTGAAGCAGCTTGTTGATCTTGGTAGCGGCGTTGACCGCACTGACCTCCTCGCCCGCTGCCTCGAACAGCATCTCGTCCTTGAGCATCTTGTAGTAGGACATCTGCATCTTGGTGAGCGGGGCTTCGCGCTCCATGTAGGTGACATCAGGCAGGTCGAGGCAGTCTTTCTTCTCGAACCGGATAGCCGGTTGCAGCACCCTGTGCACGATGCTCTCTGCCTGAGGCTTCGCTGCCCATTTGAACTGGGTGACCTTGTACATAACCTGATCCCGGAACGAGCCGTAGTACTTGGGGCAGTTGTCAGGGTTGACCAGCTTGGCTAGGCCGTAGGCGTCCAAGGGTGATTGTGCTGCTGGCGTACCAGTAAGCATCCAAAGGCGCGGCTTGATAGCGGCAACGATGCGGTTCAGCACCTTCCAACGGCTGGTCTGTGCGTTCTTGTAGGCGCTAGCCTCGTCCACCACGATCAGGTCGAAGCCACCGTTAAGGATGGCATCCTCTACCACAGCTAGCCCATCGAAGTTCAGGATGACGAACTCGTTGCCGGCGTTGATGATCTTCTCACGCTGCTTAGACGTACCGTGCGCCACGCTGCATGAGCGGTGCATAGCGAAGGTGAACAGGTCCTGCTGCCAAGCGGCCTTCATGATGGATAACGGACAGAGGACGAGGACGCGCTTAATCTCGCCCAGCTTCATCAGATAGTCCGCAGCCCAGATAACCGAAGCGGTTTTACCCGTACCCTGTTCGTTGAAGCAGAACGCTTTGTCGTTAAGGGTAAGGAAGGAGGCAGTCTCCTTCTGGTGATCGAACGGCTTATGCTTTCCCGTCCACTTATACCGCCCCTTGATAGGTGAGGGTGGATTGGCCACGCCAAGCTGCATAAGTGCCTTGGTCTCCTTGAGACCCCACTTCACTGCTACTTCGTATGTATCCCCATCCCGCTTATATACCGCGCTCTTCTTGATGTTGTCGGTTATAGTTCTGGGTTCGGTCGTTTTGACGAGTAGCACCTTATCGTCAACGCTCTGCATCACTTTTTCCGTTCTCGTTTGCTGGTTTCTGACACCAGATTGTGCTTGCTGTCCCGCTTGAAGGAGCGGTTAGCCGACGCGCTCTCGACGCGCACACCCTGCTTGTTACTACCACCCTTATCGAAGGCTACCTTGTGGGCGACATCCTTGCCGTCACCCTTGCTGACCTTGCCTTCCTTCATGAGCTTCCGACGCGCAGCGTTGCGGGCG